TCTCTATCGACCCCGACCTGCGTTTTTAATCTAATTGTTTCAGGCATCCTGTTCTTTTATTGATAAATAGTTTATACACTATTTTCTAAATAATAAGAAGGGATAATATAAAATAAATCATCAACTAAATGTAGTTGTCTGATAATTCTTAACTCGAACAACAATATCTTTAGATGGGAACCTTATTTGGTAGATTTGACTTGGTTCGGCAAATATTGTGTTATCGGTTAATGAAATTTTCTTTGTTGCCTCATCTGAGTATGGCATCGATGTTTGTGATGAACTATATTGTCCACCAACTTTTCCGTAAATTGAGATGTCCGTCAAACTGACAACACCATTTTCGGCTTGGATAAGTCTACTTAATTCTGATAGAACAATGTTCTCCCCTAATCCTCTTACCGCAGGACTAAAGAATGTGGTAACCCTATCAATAACATTTGAAATTACAACACCTGAGTTTTGTGTTGAATCTAATACGATAGATACTTCAACACCCAAATCAATAACCTGAGCACTACCAATGGTAACGTAATCATTAATCATTCGGTAGTTGGATAAATATTCTGCCAAATTTTGTTTTAATGTTTGTGAAACATCCGAAGTTAAAGTACCACTTGCATCATATGATAAAACCTGAACATTAATTTTGTTATTATTTTCGGTAATTGATACTTTGGCAGGTGCACCAAACTCACCAGGCATGTTTCTGATAATTGCCTCATAATCATGAATCGTTACCGCTCTGTTTTGAGCCGCAAAGTTAAATGTGACATAATTTCTAACTTCTTCAGTTGACGGATAACCCGCTCCACCAATAGCCGCAGTTATGTTATTACAAACTAATGAGTTAATAACTTGGTTGTTTATTATATCAGATGGACCGACAACTGAGAAGTCAACAGCACCGATTTGTGTAATTGTATTCACACCCAAGTTTGTTGCCAAACCACCACCAATTCTATATTGAATAAACATTGTGGTATTTGCTTGTGGTGTATTACCCAAAGACATTGAGTTATTTTGATATCTTTGAATTTTCAAAGGAACGTCTAACGTTGTGAATTGTCTTAATTGGTCTTCAGCAGTATTGGTTCCTCCACCAAAAGTAATTTTCATAAAACCTTCAGGTGTATATTCTGTAATAAATCTATCTTGTGTTTGAATGTAAGTTCCAACTTTAATCGCTGGGTCATCAGATGGTTTTGATGGGTCGGCAATAAACACTCTATCCTCAGCAAGAGCTGGTACTTCATACCATCTACCCGCAGCACTTAAGAATTCCTGAGCTGTTGGTACGTTTGAGTAAGCGGTACCTTCTCTCTGAATAATTGATGTTACACCCAATACGTTTTTTTCAGGTAGGAAAAATTCAAAGAAAGGTCTCACATCATTTGGTGTTATAACTCTTTTGAATACCTTTGTAATACCATTAACTACAGTTTCTCTTTTTGTGATTGTATAGTTAATAAGGTTATTGTTGGCATCAAAATTTGGTATCTTTAATCTGTTTGGAAAACCATCTTGGTTAAATGGTGATGCAAAGTTAATATCATAAATTGTTTCAAATACTTGTCCCGCACCATTAACTTGACTACCACGTCTTAAGATACCCAAGTATCTTTCATCTTCTTTATCACCAAAAGCTGGTACCGTAATTGAAAAGTCAACCAAGGCTACTGATGGTCTTTGACCAGGTATTTTTAATCCATAAGTTCTTGCAATGTTATAGATTGATGAACGTTGTTGTGCGTATTGAAGAACTGTTTCTTGAATACTTCTATCAATATGATAATGTAAGTTATCTGCAACGGCTGCGTTCAAATCCAAAAACACAGAAAAAACCGAAGCGTCATTGAAGTTGTCAATTAATTCTGGATAATACGTTCTCGTATAATTGATAAGTTCCTGACGAATTGCTTGGAAATCTCTTACCGTGTATGAAATTTTTCTTTGAGCCATTTATGTTAAATATTGATAATAACAAAATCTTTTGAGTTGAAAACATCATTACTGATAGAATAATCAATTCTCACTTTTGCAGTATATTCAGATACGTTCTGATTTGGTATGGTTAATTCGGGATTTATTACGTTTCCCGCAGTAGTTGCAGTTTCACCAGCCGCCTCAGTTGTTGGTGCTGTAATTGAAATATTTGTTAATTGTAATTGAGGCATATACTTCTCAACAGAATCCCTAATTTCAGATTCAATATTTCTAAATGTTGGTCCGTCCAATGGTTCAAAAATATATTCATACAATCTTGTACCAAAATCTGGTAGGTAATATCTTGACCCTTTTCTTGTTAATAATAAATGAATTAAATTACTTCTGATTTCCTCAGCAGCATAATCCGTTAAGTCCAAATACTTTCCGTTGAAAGAATCAACAAAAGGGAAACTTAAACCATATGTTTTACCATTAGCCATTGTCTATAAATATAGTTGTGTTTCCTTTTTTGTGAGCAGGAAAAAAAGGACAATGTCTACAACCATTCCCACAACAATGTCCTCGACTTAAATGAAATTCTTTTGTGAAAACATATTTTCCGTTTTCAATATAAAAAGAAGAAGGGGAAAGTTGTTCACTTCCCCCCTCATTAGATGTTTTTATATCTTCTTTATTTAATTTCACAAGCTCCACCAGCACATGCCAACTCACCACTCAAATCTGTGTTGTCTTGTAATTCGACAACTTTTGATAAGTCAATTGTGTGAAGTTTAGAGAATAATCTTTCATATTCTTCTTTTGTACAATCCTCAAATGGTGCTTGGATGTAACTTCCACCATCATAAGGTAATACTGATAAACCATTGTAAAAGTCACGGTTTTCCCACATCCACTCACCTGCCAATTCCCAATCTTCATTTTTCAAACTGATTGTAGCAGATACGTTGTGTGTGTTTGAACCAGTTCTGTGTCCAGGTCTTACCCACTCTTGTGTGATTTTCTTAACACGGTCCAACAATTGGAATGGAGATTCTGTTCTCAAAATTGCTCCTTCAGGAGATTTTTGTGGAACTGAAATAACAGCCGTGTCGTGTGGACGGAAGAATTCATCTTCAACCAACTCAGGATGATACATCGCCAAGTATTGGTAGATAGCTTCGTTCTTACCAACACGGACTCTACGGATGTAGTAATCGTTGTGCCATGCGTGGATACCTGAAGATGTTCCCAATGTCAGAGATGTTGTCCCAGCAGGTTTTACAGTAGTTGTACGAGCTGACTTGTTAACACCAATCAACTCAGCAACTCTTGCGTTTTCTTCTTTAACAAGTTTTGCAGCTTCTTTCATGTTATAACCCAATACAACACCTGAACCGATACCTGTCATAGATACACCAATCAACGCTTCTTTTTCAGTTGTACGTTTCCAAATGTCTCTCAAGTAATGGAAATCAGTATAACCCGCTTGAAGTGTTCCGATGAAAGCCGCAGCTTTAACACGGTTGTTCAAATCTTCTTGTGATTCAATGTCAGAAACATTTACCTCACACAAGTTACAGAATTGATTTGGTCTCAATGCGATTTCACAACATGGGTTAGTTCCCCAATCTTTATCGTTTGTGAAGTAGATACCAGGTTCACCTGCTCCTGATGCTTCAACTCTTTTCCACAAATCCATAAAGAAATCTTTTGTGATTTTGTGTCTAACCAAAGCCGCTGAGTTGTTAGCTCTACCTCTTTGTGGGTTTGTTTCCCACCAAGCACCTGACTTACAAGCAATCATATCGTTGTCATCAGCTGAGAACAATGATATCAAAGCCGCTCTACGAATACCACCTGCAAGAACTGCGTCTGCGATGTGACATACCATGTCGTGTACTTCAATTGGTGATAATTTTTCACCATCTTCTTTAGCATCCAACATACCTTTCAATTTGTGGATACAATCTTTCAATGGTTGAGGACCTGGTGCTTTACCACCTGATGTTACAAGTTGAGCTCCTTTTGGTCTAACATCTGAAAAATCAAATTCAGGTGTTGACAAGTTCTCACCAAAGTAAGATTTCATTAATACTTTAATTGCGTCAGCCCAACCTTCAATAGAATCACCAACCAAGAATCTTCTTGTTCTATTTGGGTTAGGTTTTCTAATTTCAGGAAGTTTTTCTACGTGGTGCTTTTGAACTGAGTATCCAACACCAGTTCCACCCAATAACAAGAACATTGTTTCTGAGAATGCGTCCAAGTGGTCAATAGGAAGGTAAGCACAGTTGTAGATTCTGTTTGGAGAAATCTCAATTGGTTTACCACCAAATTGCATTGACCTCATTGAAGGTAATACTTTTTTATCATACACATACTTGTATACTTCCACAATTTCGCCTGCGATGTGTGGGTATTTCTTGATGTGCATGTTCATGTTTCTTGTTACTAATTCTTCCCAAGTTTCTCTTCTTTCCAACTCAGGAATGAATTTTGCGTACTTCATGTAGACAGTTAGGTCTGACAATATCTTTTGTGATGCGTCCATTTTGTTTAATTATAATTTTTTTTGTTTGTTAATTCAAGTTAGTTTCTTGCTCCTTTTGTTTTCTTCGTTCCATCAATTCTTTAATTCTATCTCGTTTTTGTTCTTCTTTCTTTTCTTCAAATCCTAAGAAAGTAACTGAACTTTCAGTATCAATTTCGAGAAGCTCATTATCGAATTTACAGTTTTCAAATACAACCCCGTCTTTACCCAAACGTGATTTGGTGATAGCTATGGTTGCCAAGTTCATTTCTTTTTGTTGTAAAGTTTTAGCCACGGAAATGATAACGTGTCCAACTTGTGCCTTTTTAATAGAACCACCCATTTGGTCGGTGGTTACAACCTCAGAAGATATAGAGCTTCTGTTACCCTGTGTTGCGGTCCATCCCACAACTCCTAGTTCGTGACATAACGCCTCAAACCCTCTCATAACTGAACCTTCACTTTTCCATTCATCACCCAAGTTTTTATCGGGTACAACACAATCGATATAGTCCATAACTATCATGTCGATATTATGACCATCAGCAATCATCTTACGAATCATGTTTTTGATTTGGGTCATAGTGTGTTGGTCTGAAGGTAATTTTTTTAGAAATAACTTATTTGTCATTTCTTCTCTTACCACACGTGCCTTTTCTAAAACTTCTTCTCTATGTAAAGGTAATAAATCAGGAGCAATACCCGTCCACATAGTGAAGTGTTTTCTTTGAATTACTTTTGGATTGTCTTCAAAAAACAATTGTAATACATCGTATCCATTGTTAAATGCAGTATTAGCAATTTTGGAAAGAACCGTAGTTTTACCTACCCCAGTTGGTGCTAAGATTACACCGAGTTCTCCTTTTGCCAAACCACCTTTAAGAAGTTTATCAATCCCTGTAATTCCCATAGGAATTGGATGACGGAAATCTTCGTTTAATACGTCATCTAAATTTGTGAACACGTCCTCAATTTTGTTGTTGTTTTCACCGACTTGTAATGCGGTTCTAACCAACTCCTCAAGTTTGTCATAGTTTTCAAATTCACCATTGTCAAGAATTTTTTGTGATTTTGTAATCGCCTTCTGTAACTCTTGTTGTTTACAGAACTTAAGAGATTTCTCTTGTACGAAAGACGCTCCTTCAGTTGGTGCGTCTTTTACTTGTTTAATGGTATCGTTAAGAATTTTTAACATTAACTCTTGAGGAAACTCACTCTTCACCATTTGTGAAAGAGTTTCAAAAGAGGGAGTACAATCATACTTCACATAATACTCCTTTATGAGTTGGAGCAATGTTTTGAAGTATCTGTTCTCAAAGTGTGATGGTTCAATTACGTCAATGATAGAATGTGCGAAATCTTTGTCTAAAATGATTTGATTTAGTAGTTGAAGTTGAAATGTATTTCCTAGATATTCGAAGTTCTTGTTTGACATAATTTTTATTCCTTTTACTGGTCTTGATAAATACTATTATACCAAGCTATAATTCATGTAACTTGTAACAAAATTTTCACCTGAAAAAATGTCAGTAAGGTCCTTTAATACACTTTTTACTTGCTGGCGTATATCTACGGTGTATCTTATTTTAGGTGGTAAAATTTTGGCGTTTAATATTCTATGACAAATTGTCTGTTCACCGACTTTAATATAAAAATTAAATATTTCGGGACCATTAGTATTTGACGTTTCTAGAACACTTGGGTCTTCTAAAATTTGTTCTTGGTTCTCCAAAAGGTAAACAACCGAACGCATTTTTTGGTCGTACTCAAATTGAGATACGAAGTCTTTTAGGTAGTAAGATACATTCAACGAATTCTTTGCAATCGGATTGTACCCACGGACATTGAAATACCTTTGAATAACAATGTTGTCATTCAGAGTGATAAGGAATTCCATTTTAATTACATCTGTTTCTTTCATATTTTTTTTATTATAGTGTGTTATTTGTCTTCTCTAAATTTTCTTTTTTCTTTTCTTGTAAGTTTCATAAACGGTTGGATAAATCTCAAAAACTCATCGTCACTTTTTCCAAGGTACTTAAAGAACCCGTCATTTGTCATCATACGTATTAAGTTTTTGTAACCCCTACCTTCAGGGTCTAAAGTGTCGGCATAATATTGTTCAACAACTCCTTTACCCTCATCAGAAATGATTGGGTTTTGTAGGTCCACAATTTTTTCATTAATCTGAAAAAATTTCTCTCCAAGTATTCCGTCTTTTGTTTTTCCACTAACTAAGTTTTTAAGTGCCGTGTTTTTTTCGTCTTCTTTCAGCAGTTGTTCTGCCTTTAGTAAAATATCACTAATATTGACAGGTTTGTCAAGGAACTCAGGAAAATATTTGATTAATGTTTTTTCACCGAAATAATATATTCCGTTAATATTGTCGGATTTATCTCCCGTAATAATTTTGTACGGTAAAATATTACAAGACGGCATTTCATATGTACCAATCTTTACCTTCTTACCGTGTGTATAGAATACTTTAGCAATCGGAGAATATATTGTTGTGTTTTCATCAACCAACTGTAGTAAGTCTTTATCGGCTGATAGTATCGTTTTTTTCTCGTCTACGGCTATTTTACAGTAGTGGGCTATCAAGTCATCAGACTCGTTCCTATCTACTCTTACCTGACGAATAAAACACTCTTCAATGTATTCTTTTACTCGTGCTTTTTGGCTATGATATGATTCGAGTTTGTACTCGTTCATATCTTGTCTTCTATTTAATTTGTAATTAGGATATAGTTCACGACGCACGGATGCGTTGTCGTCACCGTCCCAAAATACGAGAACTTTGTCGTAGTTGTGTTCATCAATTTGTTTTCGTAATGTGTTAATAAAGTGGAAGACACCCCCAATGTGGTTTCCTTCTACAAATAAGTCTCTAACTCCATGAAACCCAATCTTAAATAGGTTGTCACCATCAACTAAAAGTGTCTTCACATTTATTTTATTATGCCAATTCGGCAGACTCACTTAATTCAAAATCACCATCAACACCAATTATTTCTTTCCAATAATCAGCATGTTCTTTCTTGTAGTTCTCAATCGATACCTTTTCTTCTGCCGCGTCTTTTCCTGCCAAGAAACCGTGGGGGGTAACAATAATTTTACCATCCTCATATCCTAAACCATTGATGTGGTTTTTCATAACAGAAACTTTTGTACGGATTGCGAATTTAACAGTTCGTTTGTCTTTGGTTGCCGAAATTTTGTTTGTACCAGCACCTTTTTGATTTCCAAATAAGAATACCAAAGATGAGTTTAACCAAATTGCTTCACCACCTTTTGCTTTAATCTTTGGTTGACCAAATGGATTATCAGGTAATTCAACCCAAGGTTGATTGATAATGATTAAAGTATTTTCGTGTTTTGAATCTGATTTTCTTGAACCTGAAATACGTTGGTTGATACCCATACCAATCTTGTCGGCAAGAACCGCCGCGTTGTGTTGTTTACCACCTTTACCTTCATAAGTCATCTTACAAGGAACTGAACCAACTGAATCCCAAATAAAACATAAACTGTAATCCAATTCACCTTTTTCTTGAGCATCCAACAATTCGTTGATGTAATCCGTAATCTGTTCAATATAACTAAAGTTATTGTTAAAGATGAAGAATCCATCCCAATCCGCCTCACCTGTCGCCTCATCAACAACTTCCTCACATTCAAAACCCATAAGTTTTGCGTGTTCAAAACTCCATTTTTGTTCTGTGATAATAAATACGGGAAGGATATTTTGTTTTTGTGCTGATACTGCCGATTTAACTGCGGCAGTTGTTTTTCCCGTGTCAGAGTGACCCAAGAACATATTCAAATGTCCAATAGCAGGACCTGGTAGTCCTACAGCATCTAAGAAATGTGTTCCTAACTCTAAAAAACGTTGTGGTTTATATTTTGCTGAAGTAGAAAATTTTTTCTTTATCGAGGTGAAATCATTTTTTTTAATTGCCATTGTCTATGTGTTGTTTGTTTTTTTTATTAAAAAATAAGAGCATGGACACTATGTCTATGTAAGTGTCCATGCTCAATATATAATTAGAATGGTAAGTCCTCGTCAGGTTCTGCGTTAATCTGAGGGTCTGAGTGGAATGGACTTGGAGTATCTTTTGCTCCACCCATAGTCATAACTCCTTCATCGCCATACAAATATTTTCCTGTCTCAGAATCCCAACGTGGTTCTTCACCACGAGAAAGAGCTTCCAAATACTCAACAGGTTTCTTAGAGTAAACGTCAGCCCAAGTCAAAGCGTCTTTCAACCACTCTTCTTTAGTTGCCGCGTTCTCATGAAGAGATGTTGGGTCATCATGCATGATTGTTTGGATTGATGTATAATCTTTACCACCAGGTGTCTTAGATTTTACCAATTGTACGATAAGGTCTCTACCTTTATCAGGGTCGGTAATATCACCCTTTTGTCTCCAAATTGGAATGATTTTGTCCAAGATACCATCGTTCTTGTAATTGTGTTTGAAACGCCAGAATTTAACACCTTCTTCTTCAGCATCACGGTCAACAACTTTCACGATGTAAAATTTACGTGATTTGTATTGTTTAGCCAATTCTTTGTCAGATTCTTTTCCTGTTGACATAAGTTCTTCATAAACCTCATTCAAAGGTGAACGCTCGTTGTCGTTTTTACCTGGGTCATAAAACTTCTGCCATTTACCACCAACTTGTAATTCATGGTACCATACTTCTTTGAAAGGTGAAGAACCATCTGGTGTTGGGAGGATACGGACTCTACGTTGTCCTTGTGCTTGACCTTGTGGAAGGATACAAGCGAAATACTTTTTCATTCTTTCCTCTTGAGACATTTTGTTAGAATCTCCGAAAGATTGTGTGTTTTTTTCGTACTGTGAAAGTACTGCGTCAAGTGAGCTCATCATAATTTTGTTTTTTGTTTGTTAGTTAAGTATAGGTTATGTTTTTTAATTCGTCAAATTATTCGCCAATAAAAAAGGGTCACAACGTGACCCCTAAAGTATAGTAAAATTTTCACAAAAATCAACCCATCTTAAATGTCGATTGGGTTGGTTCGTCACCGTAATTGTCAAATGTTTTTTTAATTTCAGATGGAACAATTTGTTCTACTTCATCAGATGTCAACACATATTCGTTTTTACCTGATTTCTCCATATCTTCTTGTTTGTCATCAAAAAAACTTGAAAGTTTTTGATTAAATGGACCACTATCAAGAGTTCTTAATTCTAATTTTTCTTGAGCAGTTTTTGGTCTGTATTTTTCAATCTTATCTTCCATTGAATTTAATTTCTCAAATACTTGGTCCATAGAATTCAACTTACTTTGCATGTCCTCAATTTGTTTGAACATCATGTCAAAATATTCTTGTTGTTTTGTTTCAATGTTTTTCTGAGAATTAACCAATTCAGTAATGTCTAATTCTTCACTATCAGAACTACTTTCAGACTCTTCAGATTTTCCATCAGAATCAATTTTTTCAACTTCAGTATCTGTTGCAGTATCAATTACTTGTGGTTCTGCAGGTGCCGCAGCATCTAATGTTGGGTCAGCAGGTGCCGCAGCATCTAATGTTGGGTCAGCAGGTGCTGCCGCGTCAGGTGCTGGTGGAATATCACCAAGTCCCGCAGCGTCTTGTTCCATAATATAAGAGTTTATCTTATTATGTCTTTTAATTTCTTCAATGATTTTTCTATCTATAGCCATTTGAATTATCCGTTTAATAATTGTTTAACACCATGTGGAGTTTCAACTTGAACTCGTCTATTTGTTTTAAGAGTATTGTCAACTCTTTCAATAAGACCGTCTCTATCTCTTACAGTGTAGCAACTTCCACTATCTAAGTCGCAAACTTCGGTATAACCATTACCTGTATTTTTTTCAGTGTATCTTGAGTTTTTACCAAGATAGTTGTCTAAATGTTGTTTAATATCCATAATATTTTTCTTAATAAATATATCTTAAAGGGTAAATAGTTTATAAACTTCACATTGGTGTAGGACTTCTGTAGCAGCTTTTACTATATCACCATAAGCATTACTGTTTGATTTTTGCCAAAGTTTGAACTCGTCTAGGTCTTTGAATCTTTTTGTTGGCCAAAAATATATCCAAGTAAAGACCATGTTTGCAATAATGTCTTCTTTATTTTTACTATTCCACTTTTGATTGTCAAAATAAATATAACTCTTATCTGGTGCTTGTTTATTATAATAATAATCCGAAATAAACTTTATTGAGTTCTCAAAATTTGAGAATACCGCATATGGTCCTGAAGTACCGGATTGGTTAGTCTTACAAGCGTATTGATTTGTTAAATATGTGTTTCTACCACCATAAGATATTTGTGGGAACGGTATTCCACCTAAAGGTGTTCCGCCTAAATCATGATTAACCGAATATATTGTTTTGTCATCATGTCCATTCAAATATGCTGTAAAGAATGTCATTAATCTAGTTTCTTGATTTGACACATTTGTTTTCAATAATTTGGCAAAATCAGCATAAGATATATTGGTTGAAACATTTTCAATTCCAGTAAATTTCTCGTATGTTGGATTAGTCGAAATATCTTTATAACAATACACTGGTGGTGCTGGTTCATATTTAGCATTTGATTGGATACCGTTTCCAATTGTAATTACGTTTACAGCGGGTTGAGCGGTTGTTGTTGCGGTTTCTTTAAGTCGGTATATTGATTGTACTAAATCACCTAACAAATTTTGATTGATTGACATTATTTGTTGACTGATTAATGGTAATGAATACACAGGCATTCTTGTTCCTGTAAAAAATGTTTTGAAGCTTCCTGAATCTATAACATGTTCAACTGATTGAATCATATATGGACCTCTAAACATTGGAACATGTCGTAAGTTAAAATACATTGTTGGTTGAATCATAACATTACCTAATGCTTCCACCCTACATTCATAACTTCTATTTTTATATAAATTATATAAACTCACACTTTGTGTACTAACTTTTCTTCCTGAAGCACCCATAGCCATGTCAGTTGTGACTCTGTTAGCCTCTGTTGTTGCAGCCGCAGGATTTTGGTCAAGTTGTATACTATAAAATATACTTTGATTTCGGGTTCCAAAATCCACATTAAACGCAACAACTTTATTTGAAATCGCCCAATCTGTTTTACCTTGTAAATTAGAAACTATAGGATTGTCAGAACTTCTTGTTAAATCAAAAGCGTCCGTTCTCCATCTGTAATCAGCATTGTCTCTCATATCCAAGTGTTCACTTGGTTTACCAGCATAATAACAAACTAACTTTGGTTGTGAGTTTCGATAATCAACATCTAAGTAAGTACCAAATAATGAATTCGCTAAAGATTCAGATGATTCTGCGTTTGGTGCAACACCCTGTTTTACTTCACCAACACCCCAAAAATTAATGTAAGCCGGTAATGGCATCATTTGGAATTGGTTATCGGCAATAATTCTACTAATAAAATCAATAACCCTTGTATCCATAGATGTTGTTCCCGAGAAGAAACTAGTTAATTTGAATACGTCAATAAGTATTTTATCACCAATATCTCTATTTGCTCTATCTAAAAATAAAACATCCGAAAATAATGTTTTATCCGTATATTCGGTACCAGCAATCCACTTATCATTAAAAGCCTTAAACGATTCATAATATTCTAACTTTGGTTGGTTTCCGTCAATTGCAGATAAAATTGGTTTTTCAACAACTTCAGTCACATCAGGTAATGTTTTTTGTAATGAGAAAAACAATTGATTCAAAACCTGAGTTACTGAATCATTTTTTTGTGTTAGATATTCATTTAACCCATTAACAAAATCAGTTCTACTATATGTTGAACCTGATGACGTTTGATTTTTAAGTTTTTGTGTTCCAAATATTTTAATCAGTGGTGCAAAATAAACAACATTTGCTTGATTAAATTGTACATTCATTGTTGGGAAGAAATCTGTGTAGTAACTTCCGTTGTCACTGTACACCATACCTGGTTGTGTACCAAATCCAACATTTGTGTACATAGCTTTCCAAGCATCCGTATTGTTATTATATGATTGTAGATATGTTGTTGTACCAC